CGATAATCGAAAAAAACAAAATGTCCTCTGACGGGGTGTGGCTCCTCCTCCTTGATATCAAATACAAGGACGAGGACACCCTGCATCTTGTATGTAACAACGAGGACATAGTCTTCCAGGGCGTCACCTATTACAAATATGCTTTTTCGATCTCCAGCGTCAAGGACAGTACTACCGAGCTCTCCGCACCTACCATATCGGTGGCCAACACGACCGGGGCGCTGCAGTCTATCCTGGAGGGGTATGACGGCATCTCCGGGGCAAAAGTGGCCATCAGAGCTATTAACTCCAACGTGCCGGATGAGGCGGCAGATGAGGCTTATTACATCGTCTCTAACTGTGTGAGCGAAAAAGATGTGATCACCATGACACTGGGGTCCGGGGTATCGCTTACTCGGAGATGGCCGCGCGAAAGGGTACTTAAAGATTACTGCCAGGTTAAGTACAAGGGCTGCCGATGTGGGTATACCGGGGATTTGGAGGCCTGCAACAGGACGCTGACGGACTGCCGGGCGCATAAAAACAGCGCCCGATTTAATGGGGAGCCGGCGATCCCGCAGGGAGGACTCTATGTCAATAAGTGATCTGATAGGTACGCCATTTGCGCAGATGCGGTGCTGGGATCTTGTGCAGGAGATATACCGGAGAGATGGGTATCTCCTGCCAGATTACACGGCTCTTTTAGCCGACGGGCGCCCCGCGGCGGGGGCATACCTGGAAGAAATCAAAAAGCCGGAAAAAGGCTGCATATGCGTCTACAGCCTGCAGGGCGGACAGGTAGACCACGTGGCGGTCTATCTCGGGGAGAACCGCATTATCCATGCCACCGAAGGGCTGGGCGTCTGCATAGAGCCTTATAGCCGCTATTTATGCAGGCTCAAACATATGTACAAAAGGAGGGAAACATGATCCACGTTATTGTCGTCAAAAATCCGTTTGACGTGAGGCAAAAAGAAGATTACTACGACCCCTATATCGTAGGACAGCCTGTCTCCGGGTATCATCATCCCGAGGAGAGCGAGCACTACAGCTACAGTATCAACGGATTGCCTGCCCTCCCGGACGCCCTGCCCCAGGATGGTGACGAGATCGTGGTCATGCCTTATGTAGGCAAAAAGGCACTGGGGTGGGTGCTGACCATCGGCATAGCCGTGGTGTCCGGGGGCATCGGCGCCGGCCTTATCGGCGGCATGACAAGCGTATGGGCACGCATCGGGGTCTCCATGCTGGTCAGTGCTATCGGGGGCGTGCTGGTCAACAAACTTACGGCGACCCCTAAGGTCGATACCACCAACACGGAGCAGTCCAATACATACGGCTGGGGCGGCGTGCAGTCTCTGACGGGGCAGGGTTATGTCCTGCCTGTAATCTATGGCAAAATGAAAACCGCAGGAATTATCCTGCAAAGGCACGTATACAGCGACGGGGAAAAGCAGTATCTCAATCTCCTTATAGCAGTGGCCGAAGGCCCGATCGACAGCATATCCGATATTAAGATCGACGGAAACCCGGTCGAAAACTATGAAGACGTCGAAGTCGAAACAAGACTGGGGACTAATGATCAGGCAATTATCAGCAATTTTGGCGACAGCTACGCCGATACGGCGCTGGGGTATGAACTTAACTACAAAGACGGGGAAGAAAGCACATGGTCTCATTGGCAATTAGACGGGAATGCGGCGCAGGGGATAGAAATTACCCTGTCATTCCCGAACGGGCTCTATTACTCGGATGATAAGGGCAACCCCTCGGATACCTGGGTTCAGCTGCAGGCGCAGTTTCGCAAAGTCGGAGATGCCGACTGGTATGATTTGCCTATCCAAAATGAGACAAACGGGCAAAGGACTAAAAGAGTCCTCGTGCCTCTGTTGGGGTATATCTATGTCTTTGACAAGGATGCCGATAAGCAGTATGACGGCCTTATACACGCCTCCACCAGCACTGCCTTCTACCGGGTATACCGGTATTATGATTTAGACCCCGGACAGTACGAGGTGCGGGTCCGGTGCATCGGCAAAGCCGGCACGTCTATCAGATACGCCAACAAAGTGCAGTGGCAGGGTGTCACGCAGGTCATTTATGACGACTTTATCCATCCCGGCAAGGCTCTTATCGGTATAAAGGCTCTTGCGACAGACCAGCTGTCGGGCAGTGATCCTACGATCACTTGCCTTGTAGAGCGCAAGCATGTCCGGATTTGGAACCCCACTACCATGGAGTATGAGGACCAGCCGGCCAACAATCCCGCATGGGCATCCTACGATATCCTGCATCACTGCCAGGTAGTGGACAAGCTCGGCACATACCCCTCTCCCACCTTTACCAGGGCATCAACCGCCTATGATAATGATGGTAATAAGGTAGCTGTCAATGTGCCGAGATTTACGGATGAGGGGCTGATGATTGAAGAAGGTGTAACCAATTACATTCAATCAGTTCAAAATACTTATCAAAACATGGATATATATAATCCCGGTAGTGCAACTTATACGGTATCCACCACCCCTGATAGTGATGGCTATTATACGATTACCATAACAGGAGCTACCCTAAATTATATCCGATTTAACAAATCAGGTATTGCGTCCGCAACATACTATGGGTATATCACGGCTTATGTAGTTTCAGGGACGGCATTTGTTGGTTCCACAGGGGCTGAAAAGCTCATTACTACCACTCCTACAAGATTTGCAATTAATGGTAGGACGTCAAGTGATGCCTATTTAGGATTTTACAATATTACTTCGGGTACCGTTATCAAAGCTAAAAATGCCATGATAACAACATTACCATACGATGTGTCGTATATTGATGCAGGTGCTACAAGGGCAGAAGAGATGCTATATAACTCGGCGTTCATCCATAACCCCGTTGAAGGCGAAATCCAATTTAATTGGACAAATCTATGGAATACGCCTGCTAACTACATGAATCAATTACCGCAAAAATCCCAAACACTTATACATGTGGGGGCTGCTTATTATGGATTAAACAGTTTTGGCCTGTATCGCACTGGCGGTAACAATAATACACTGTCTTTTTTGGGACGCAGCAGTGTGAGTACGGGGGGCTGGGGATTAAATAAGGGTGTTACTGTGTCGGGGATAGATGCCGTGGGTGTAAAGCACCGCATAGCAATAGCATGGCACGACTCACGCTATCTCTGTCTGTCTGTTGATGGGACGGAGGTACTGAAAGATGCTGATATAGGGAGCGGGACGTTGACCGCTCTCACAAAGATAGTATTTGCCCAGCAAAACGGAGGGGTGGTTAATGCGAAATACTCGGATATCAGGGTGTCCAACACATTTCATTCTGCGGAGCGTAGAGCATCAGACGCCCAGTTAGGACGCCTGCAAGTAGAGGACGATACTACATATTACTTGCCACTGACGGAGGATATACAGCCGGATATGATCATGGATGTGCCGGACGGAGTGGATCGGGGCAACATGGACTATTATGCCTTTGATGCGTGGGCGGAGAGATGTGCCGCTGAAAACATCGAGTTTAACTACCTGTACGACACCGCAATGCGGACGTGGGATGCCCTTGCTTATCCATCCCGGGTAGGCAATGGCGCCATTTTGATGATGGGGGCAAAATTTACGTGCACCTATGATTATGCGTCTGACCCGGTGCAGCTTCTGACTGTAGGCAACATCAAAAAAGACAGCTTCAAGGAGGAGTTTCAGGATACCTACAATCGGGCAAATTCTTTAGAAATCTCCTTCCTAAACGCCGATAAAGACTATGATCGGGACATCCTGCCTGTCTATGGGGATAACTATGACTCTTCGGACACGGTAACCGATCCTACCCAGATAGAGCTTATGGGATGCACCTCCCGGCAGCAGGCGTGGCTGTACGGCAGGCGTAAGCTGCGTGCCAATCAATATGAGATCCGTGCGCTGGAGGTCGGGGCGTTTGCGGATGCCATCGCCTGCCGCATAGGTGATGTGATTACCATTCAGTCTGATGTGACACTCTGGGGCGCCGGTGGCCGTATCAAGGCGGTCAACGGCAATGCGGTGACACTGGATCAAGAGCTTACGGAGTCCTATGACAAGATAAGGGTGCGGGACAGTGCCACCGACAAGCTCTATGACACCGTCATCACAAATACTAACAAGGACACCGTCTATGTCAGTGATGCTACGGGCATCAGCGCCGATGCTGTATATGCCCTGTATAAGCAGGGCAAAAAGCCAAAGGATATACGGGTGCTGTCAATAGAGCGGTCTCTGGACGATCAAACGCGGATTATCCGGGGGGTGGAGTACTACCCGGAGCTCTACGAGATTGATACCAGTGTAGTGCCTGATATAGAGTCCCCGGACATGTCGGTGCCCGCGCCGTCCAATCTGCATCTGTCCGCTGCCACCTACAAAGAGAAAGACGGCACCATAACGAGCGTGATCAACTGCACGTGGGATATCCCCCGGAGGCAGCTGTATACACTGCATGTATGGGCGCGCCCCGAAGGGGAGGCGTGGCAGGAGGCGATAGTCCTAACAGCGGGAGAGGTGCAGGCGACAATCGCCAATGTACGGACGCTCTGTAATTATGATGTAAAAATCTACTGTACCGATGACCTGGGTCGCAAGTCTGAGGAGGTGTCGGGCACTGTGTATGTCTCCGGCAAGGACCTGCCCCCCTCGGATGTGGCCTCACTGACGGCGGTGCAGGACCCGATCCTGCCAAACGTCCTGCATCTGTCATGGCCGGAGGTTAAGGACGCCGATCTCAAGGGGTATATCTTATATGATGCCTCCTATACCGCAATGACTGATGTCATCTACGGCAGTCAGATCGCTATGCAGATTGATAAGTCCGGCACCTATCAGTACCGCATCAGGGCCGTTGACCGGTCGGGCAATGTGTCTGATAACTATGCATCCACGCCGGTCATGACGGTCGCGGTCGAGCCGGATAACGTGCTGCAGTTTAGTGCCACCAAAAACGGCTATAACTACATCCTGACGTGGCACGCAGTGTCCAACAGCGGGGCATCTTACGAGATCAGAGATGGTATGGATTATGACCGGGGAGTGCTGGTGGCCAGAGACATATCGGGTACCAGCAAGGTGTACACGCCCTCCAGCGAGGGCATCGTCCGGCTGGGAATCAAAGCGGTCAACAGTGCAGGTCTGTATAGCCGGGATGCCGCATATATCACGATTAACGTGTCGGCATTGGCACCCAAAAATGTGATCTTATCTTATGATGATCTGACCAGTCAGGGGGGCACCCGGGCAAATACAGTGTTTGCGCAGTCCTACTACACCTGCTTGACTCTGCCGGGGGCTTGCAGCGACTACCCGGACCTGCGCTGTAATGATTTTGGGCAGACGGTGCTGACGCTGTCTGACGGAGGGGCGGAGGGCACCTACGAGGTCCATCACGATATGGGGGCCATCCTTACCGGCAATCTCACCATCAACCACACATCCAATATGCGCCTTGAGAGTGATGTCACCGTCGGGATTGAGTACTGCCTGTCCGTCGATGATGTCAACTACTCCGCATGGCAGGCATACGGTCCGACGGAGATATCAGCGCGGTACATCAATGTAAGGGTGACCCTGAGTACCACGGACGCAACAAGGCTCCCGGAGCTGTTAGCTCTGACGGTCTCTCTGGATGTGGACGATAAAACAGTAACCGGGGCGGTCAGTCTCCCGGCCGGCGGGGCGTGGGTGAGCTACGGCTACACCTATCACCAGACTCCGGCCGGAGTGGCGCAGGCGCTGGGCGATGGAGTGGCCGCGCAGGTCACGCAGATCGAGCTCACCCGGGCGTACATTAAGGTGCAGACGGTGGGATCCAGTCCGGCAGACACAGCAGGCACCGTATCATACATATTTACAGGATTTTGATAGGAGGATTATATGCAATCATCGGATTACCCAGACAATCTACTGCTCGGTAAGGTGCCTCAGGCACTCAGAGATGTGGCCGATTGGCTAACCACGCAAAAAGCGGTCGGCAATGACGCCGTGCTGACCATCACCAACGGGGACGGCACCGCCACTAAGATAACGATCAACAATGTAGCTCACGCCACCGCAGCCGATAAGTCGACTGGAGACAAAAACGGGGTGGACATCACCAATTATCTGCGCGGTGATGTTTCCATCACTCCGTCCCAGAGCCAGACAGTAGCAGCATCAGGCACCCCGGCTACACTATTTGCCGTCCTGCTTTCAAAAATCAAAGCCATGCAGGGGACTACCAATTTTCAGGACGCCGTACCAGCTACCCTGTCCGCACTTGCCGGATATTTCGATAGCTCCGGAAACGCCCTGACTGCGGTAAAAGGAAAATCTACACCAACAGCTGGGGACAATAGTACTCTGATAGCTACTACAGCCTTTGTGGCATCCGCACTTTCGTCAGCAGGGTATATTTCAACGCCGATTGATTCTTACGATGTTTCCAATTCTTCGGCATGGTGGATAAAGCTAAAAGGTGCCCCCGGGATAATTATCCAAGGGATAAATGGTATCCAGCAAAACGTAAAAACGACATTCCCAGTTGCTTTTAATGCTGTTTTGGGCGTGTCCTCTACTTGCTGTATAGGATATGCCGGTGGTAATTATACTCTTACATCGACCTATATCACGATGCCAGACCTCAGCGTGGGAAATGGCAGGAAACCATGGAAAACAGACGTTTTAGTCTTTGGCTACTAACCAAGGGGGAAACATCTCATCTACATCAACATCATTCCCACTTGCGTTCCCCACTGCGGTGCTTCGTATGTGCAAATTCCATGATGGTGCGAATGGAAATGATGCCATCGGAAATAAATGGGTTTACTTTTATAATCTCACAGTAACTGGGTTTAATACTCCTGTTGGGGCTGGATATTACATCGTATTCGGCTATTAAATTCCAAAGGCTATCCAATTTATGGTGCGTGAGTAATCCTTCCCATCCGTGCCAAAATTTCGGACGTTTGCTCCGGTGTTTGTGGCGGACGTCATCCGGACAAATTCTTTAGCCCAGTCGCACCCAATCCCGGTGATAACTAAAAGCTGGGTATAAGCTACTGGATACGTAAAAGCAGTATTGGATGTAACACTTCCCCCTTGGATAATTATCCCCGGAGCCCCTTTTAGCTTTATCCACCATGCAGATGAGTCGGAAACGTCGTAAGAATCAATGGGTGTTGAGATATATCCGGCAGACGAAAGAGCCGATGCCACAAACGCCGTAGTAGCTATCAGTGTACTACTGTCCCCAGCTGTTGGTGTCGATTTTCCTTTTACCGCAGTCAGGGCGTTTCCGGAGCTGTCAAAATATCCGGAAAGTGCTGACAGTGTAGCTGGCACGGCGTCCTGAAAATTCGTAGTCCCCTGCATGGCTTTGATTTTAGAAAGCAGGACGGCAAACAGTGTAGCCGGGGTGCCTGATGCTGCTACTGTCTGGCTCTGTGACGGAGTGATGGAAACATCACCGCGCAGATAATTGGTGATGTCCACCCCGTTTTTGTCTCCAGTCGAC